GTTGCTGGTATTGTGATTGCTTGGTATCGGGATGAAACAACTGGAAAGGAAAACACCCTAACCGCTGTTCGTAGCCCGGGCGGTGCTGATTATACCTGGCGTATTGTCTACAATCTGGGACAGTCTGATCAATGGGTTGTGTCAGATAAGACGCGGTTCATCAAGTGGGGTAATGGTAGATATGGTCAATCCGCTGTGGCAGCAGGATACACAGCTAATAAACCGCTCGGTGGGTGGGATGATTTTATTGCCGTGGGCACACGCGTAAAGATTGAACGTGATGGTAGCAAGATCATTTGTCAGACAACGGATATGAATTCCACGTCTTATGTAGACAGCGCGGCAATTCTAGTGGACCTAACCAAAGATAGTAGACTGACCAAATTCATCGGACCACGCCAATTTGGTGTTGCAGCGCTTTCACAGCGTTACATCTCGTTTAAGATTTTAGCATTGAACGCTGTCGTTCAGGAAACACCTGCTGTGTTTGCACTTTCTAAAGTGCGGAAGCCTCGCGACTTCTACGATTATGTTGACGTTACAACGTTTGGTAGTGGTGTTCTGACACTAACACAGGACGAACTGTATGTTCCTGGAACGCGTGTAATCGTTAAAGACAGTGACGCTAACAGAAATGACGGCTCGTATACAATCCTGGGTGAAGAACCAATAACACCAACAACGTCACGGTTGTTTGTTGCTGAGCACGTCAAGTCACCAACACCAGCTGGGAAGACAGTTGACGGTGTGATTATGTTTGACAAAGACACCCACGTTTTCAGTTCTTTAACAGAGCGTGCATGCAAAAAACGTGAGCAGTCTGAATTGTATGCTGACACGCGAATTACGGAATTCATCCAGTTTGAATTCACGGTTGAAGAATTCGACTTCATTTCTGCTAGATTGCGTGAGAACGAACCATACTCAGAATTCCTGCGTGAATTGGGATTCGATGTACCGAATCCAGAGTTGGGTGGTTTTGATGGTGAGGGGTTTGATGGTGAATTGTTCTTATCGGTAAACTCAACCGCAAACGGGATGGGCGGACAAGCATATCTGCACAGTATGATTCCCGTTGGTTTCGATACACAGTATTTTGACGTTGGTGGTATTGATGAAACAACGGCTACAGTGTCAAAACTATACAACAGATCGGTGTAGAAAACACAGCTGTTTAGTTAAAAAGCCATAAATATACCAAAATATGGAGCATCATATGGAATACAAAACAAGCGATATCGTACTAGCATCATACCTCAGATTGAGCGGATACGAAATTATTAGAATTGAAAAGACGGGTATGAAAGGTACCTTCGTTTTTGAGAATGTTGATGATAACCTGATTCAGGGTTATGACTTCGGTCGGGCAAAGGTTGAACCTGTAGCATTTAACAACACCATCAAATCATTGACGACGGCTGTTCGTCGTATGGATTAACAGATAAATAATACAGTCTATACATAGGAAACCGACATGTCACTATCACAACAACTTACCGTTAATGTCACAGGACACTGCAAGATCGTCGACGATCTTGGCAATGTGCTGCTTGATAAAACCAACGCTGTACACCCACAAAACTTAGCATGTGTGTTTGGTCGTGCTCTGGCAAATGAACACAACTTCTTCATTCACCGTATTGCATTTGGTAATGGCGGTACCGTGGTCGACGCTGCTCGCACAGTTACATATCGCACACCTAATGACGGTCAATCACCTGACGTTTCCACGTGGGATAGCCGTCTATATCACGAGACGTATTCTGAAATCATTGATGAAGGTAACACCGTTCTAAACACCCTGCTAGGCACTGACCCCGGCTCTGCAGATATGAACACGGGTGTTCGTCTTGGTGGTGGTGCATATCCAGCATCTGACCCTGTCTCAGTCCCGCACGTTTCCGGTCCTGGTGTTCGTAGCCGTGAATTGGGTCTACAAACCGAAGTGATCATTATGTGTACGATCAACGGCGATGAGCCCCGTAGTCAGTTTAGCACTGACGCTCTGGCACCAGCTCAGAGCACTGAAACAGATTTCATCTTTGATGAAATTGGTTTATACACAGCCGGTTCACCAGCTATTGATACTTCTGGCTATCAATACATTAACGTTCAAAACAAGACGTCTGTGGATGACACCGGCCTGTTGCCTGGTACCACATATTCCTTCAACATCTCTGTTGATGGCGGCACGTCGATTAAGCTATCTTTTACTACACCTGTTACTGGCGGTTCTGGTGTTGGTAAGCAGATCCTTTACGGTGACTTGTGTGAAGCTATTAACACCAGCAACTTGACATGGGGTTTCACCGGTACAGGCACATCTGCACTACCAGGCAATGCTCGTATGATGATTACCGACAACACGGGTGGCACTTTCCCATCCATTGCTGGTGCTCAAACATATGGTTACTTAACTATTGAAAGTGCAACTACAGGTCCTGCTTCCACAGTTAACCTAACCGGTGTGGACACCAATGTGTTCTTGGGTCAACTAAACCCACCGCTGGGTGCAACACTAGAAACCAATGTGTATGGTAATAGTGCTGGTAAGCAGAACGCTCCAACTAACCCCACCACAGAACGTGAGCGTTTACTGACACACTTAATCTTCAGTCCGATTCTGAAGTCAAAGAACCGTACGTTAGCTATTACATATACGCTAACCATTTCAGTAGCAAGAACGCTGTACTAATAAAAAAGCCGCTTATAAGCGGCTTTTTTTATTTTTGTGGTTCTTCATCTTCCGGCTTATCAGGTTGCTTTGCTTTCGCGAATGTGTTGATGCCAGCACCACCTAACAAGAATGTTAGATATACACCAAAGATGTCTAAACTCAAATTACCAGCATCCGAAATTCTAATGACAATCCAGGTTGCAACAATCACGCCGACCAAATAGCCAACCTTATACGGCGATGCTCTGTTGTTTTGTGAATCGATAATAAGGTGCTCCCAATTAACCTGGCTCTTTTTATCGCGACTCGCTTTTGCAAACAACCACACAAAGAACCCTAGAGTGAAGATAACAAACCATGTTGCGCCAGAGAAGGGGATGTGTGAAGGAAAGGTTGCGATCGCATCTAATAGCTTTTCCATATAATATCCTTCTTGTGTATTTTTAGGGTATTTATACAGAACGAAGGTTTAAACGGATAAATATGTGACCGATTCACATAGGAGATAATACAACATGTCGTTCCCAAGTATTCCTTCAACACCGTCGTTTATCCCTTCTGACTTGCAAAAGAACGCGTTGAGTGCTCTACAATCTGCCAGAGCGTCAGGCACTGCTATGTTTGCAAATCCTCTCGATTCTCACGTGGATAGTCTGATGTCGACCGCTCAAGAACCGGGTGGGTTAAAACTGGGTGAGATGTCAGCGGCAGTGGGCGGAATTTCTGGTTTTCGTGTACCCGACACAACCCCTAACGCTGCCGTTATCAATGCTGAGTTGGAGAGCTTTGGCACCGAGTGGGCACAACACTCGTCGAGTTTTGGTCTTGATAAAATTGGTGACACCCATTCGTTTATGAACGATGACATCAAAAATGGTATATTGCAACAACAAAACACTCAAGTTGTTGGCAAGATGCAGGATGTTATCCATACCACAGAGGGTGTTGCTAGAGCTAAAGAGATGTTTGGCAACGTAAACCCTGATGGTACTGCTGAGAAGTCAGTGTGCGATAACATTAAGGATTTTGCGGGCTCACTTGGTGGTGCAGTTGATGATATTGTCGATCAAGCAAAGGATGCTATGAAGGGGTTAGGTGATATGTTTAGTAAAGCTAGCTCTGCGGTGAAAACAGCTGTAAACAGCGCAATAACATACCTAACGACAAAATTCAATGACCTGAAATCACAGCTGGAGGCGGGTGTGACAACTGCTCTAACTGAACTCCGTACAGCGTTCAACGCCCTAAAAACCAATGTGAGCAGTTTTATGAGCAATGTTGCAACAGCTGTTGGTAAAACAGTTGAACAGCTAAAGAGTGCTGTTAGCGATGCCGTCAGTGCTGTTAAAGAAGGGTTGTCAGATATGGCTGATAAAATCAAAGAAGAACTGGCCAACCTAAGTACAGCACAAGACTATTTGAAGGATGTAGCGACTGCAATGTCGTTCCCGTCGCTCAGTCCGTGCGCAAAACAAATCATTGGTGCTACAGCAGGCGCCGCGGGTGCCGTGGCACTTGTTAAACTTGTAGGATAAAATATGCCAGCAGCAGCAAGAGTAAACGACCAAGTATATGTAGATGATCCGGATGGGTCAACAGACTATGGACGCATTTTAATAGGATCACCAAACGTTTTCATTAACGAGGGCAACGCTGCACCTATTCGCGTGGCTGTTCCAGCTGCCACTGCGCTAAAGCAGCAGCAGGCACTAGATGATTTTATCAATAACCCCGATAAGTACAAGCAGCCGCCAGAAGTGACCGAAGACGATCAGATCAAGGAAACATATCCCGGTACGCCCGATACTTCTGATTACAAAACAGATCCACCACCTGACCCAGAAAACCCACCACAAGTCCCAACACCAAACAACTCGGGCAATAAGTTCTCGTTTGTTGGAGGTAATCAAAGTGTGAAATCATTCACCAATAACCCATCTGGTGGCGGGGTTACAAACTCGTACCCATCGGGCTGGACAACAGCGAAGGGTCAAATCGAATGTGTGATACGAATCCCAAATGGTGCGGCGGTTCTTGGTGTATTAAATCAGTGCTTGTCAAACAAGAATTCGTGGTTAGAAACTGGTATGGGTGGTGCACCGTCAAACCCGCAGATTATCAATATTTGGAAGGAAATTGGGATGCCACAAAAGGGCATTTGGTTAAGTGATCAAACCGCGTGGTGCGCGGGGTTTGTACAGTATGTGTTGAAAAAATCAGGTCTAAAGTGGATGCCTGAAGCGGGTGCTAGAAACACGATTGCTAATGCTGCAAAGATTGGTGGACAGAAAATACCAATCGCTGATATGCAGCCCGGTGATATTGTATTGTGGAGTTACAGTCACGTCAATTTCTGTTATAATCGTTTCAATTAACGATTGGTCCATTCGAACACATCATTACCACAGTCCCAAATCCTGTCATATCCCTCATCCCGCATAATATCCCATTCAGTGCGGTTAGCGCTGTATGATGATAAAGATGTCAGTTTATGTTTCTGGAACTGATACCGCGATAATAGGTTGTTGGTATATCCCACTCGAAAGTACCAGTAGTTCGGTGGGCTGGTCCGGACGTAGGTCATACCAATTTGTTGATATACATTGCCAGTATTCCAACGGCGGTCACTATATGATATTACACTAGCTGGGACGTGTGTTCGAACAAAATATGTAAACAGACGAGAAGCAGCACCTGTTACTGTGGTGTTTAGAGTGTTAGCAAATCGTATCAACTCGTAGTCGTAGTGTTTAGAAAAACGAGGGCGGCCGAACGACATTGCGGCAACCAATTCACCTTCATAATATAGTCCATAACATACACTTGATGTCGTGTCACGTTGGATATGACACGTGTCAAAAAACTGTTTCTTTACGCTGCTCTCAACCAGTGATATGGTGCATTCGCGAGCACCAATACGTCTACTAGTCGCTCCCAATATAGACCGCAGTCGTGACTCAACGACTTCACGGCTAACAATCCATTCAGTATCAGTTATATGGATCAATCGAATGCCCTGTGATTGCAACTCTGTTGTTTTGTGATTGTGATATTGACGAGATTTCTGTCCGTTACACTCACTGTGCCAATGGACGCCGTTAACCTCAATCGCAATATGTTTTGATGGGATGTAAATGTCCACTTCGCGTTTGTCGTCAAACAAACCCACATAGTTTCGGTGAATATCAGCGTGTGGTAAGGTCTGTTTGATAAACGCTTCTACCTGACGCTGGGGACCGGAGATAGTATGTTTAATAGGGTCAATGTTAAGAGCGGCGAAACGCTTTTGTATTAACGAAGGGCTAACACCCAGGTATTCCGCGATATGTTTTAGATTTAGGGTTGCGTTCAACTGGCATAATAATGAGGCATCATATGTTGATGCCAAAATGTCAGGTGACATATTACGATGAGATATTGATGAAACACCATATTTCTGTTGTAGTGTGAGCTTAGTTTTTTCTTTAAACGCTGTAGTTGTGGTAAATGACGCTGTGCCGTATTTCTGCATCAACGTTTCTTGATGTTTCTCTTTGATGTGTGGCACATTCAGCGGGGTGGCGTCCCCATACCGAGCAGCCATAGTCTTGCGGCCTCTAGCATTCGCGGATGGACCGGCACATTTAGCAGAGCAGAACTCACCAAAATACTTGCGACTGAACTTATACCGTAATTTGTTTCCACAATGTATGCAGCTTGGACAGTGTGTGATGTTGTCCCGTATGCATATAACACGCTGATACAAATCACACTTGTCATCATCCAAAGGAATTAAAAACGATGTTGCAGTGATGATATCTTGCACCAAATATGGATGTTTAGTTAGAATCTTATGATATGCAGGATTGACCCTGCTATTACTCATTATGATGTTGAGTTGTTTGAGAGTGTTTAGCATCAACTGTATCCTGGCTATGTGTATAGTATTTATACAACACAGCCACAGATATTACAACACTTTTATCGATTGGTCACCCAATATTTTACTGATGTAAATATTTTCACCTTACACAACAAACGAATTAACAAGGAGTTAATATGTCCCAAGTAAATTACAGAATTGAACCTAGCCGTGAATATGCCCACGTTGCATGGATTGAACTACACGCTGATGGTATTTTGCATGAGTGCGCTGTTCTGAAACAAAACCATGATGGTAACATTATGTTCTTCCCAATTAATAACCTCGATGAAATTGACCGCCGTCGTCTAGCTGGTATCCTACTAGATCGCAATGCCGCTCAGTTTGAACTGTGGGATCTGATGGCACAGAAGACGCTAGGTAATGGTGTTAATGCTCTATCATACTTCCACCAGCTAGTCAAGGTTCTAACACCTGCTGGCAAGATCATGGATCCTAAGTCGGGTCAGGTTGGTGGTTTTGTGAACACCGGTTCGGTCAACACTGCACTACCAGCTTAATTAGTACCGCCGTGAAAAAGGAAAGCCGGGCTAGCCCGGCTTTTTCTTTATCTGCTCAGCATTGGTATAAATTGATCAATGCCTTCAATGATTTTCTTTAATTCGTAGCGATGACAGAATTTCATCAAATGGAACATTGAGAATTTGCGCTTTTGATCCATTGCTTCATCAACAGTTGTTAGGATGGCGAGTCTGACGTCCTTGGGTTGTTTCTCGAGGTCGATTAGGAGTTGATTCTCTTTGAACATATCCTCGACGAGAATCTCACGACCCTTCTCATCTGTCCACGTTTCTTTCATCAATTGAACGCGTTCAAACGGATCCACATAAGCCTTCTCAATACGAGCTGTACGAAGACGTGGATACGCACTAGCGATGTTATCTGTTGTATCACCCCGCATGCATTTCTGGAACAGATAGAACAGCGGGTCGTTGTTAAAGTCTTCCAGTTCCTGTTCCTTATCGGTCGCCGGCGAAACAACACGGACACCTGTATACCGCTTTAGCTGCAACAAGTCAGAGTCAGCACTAATGACGATTGTGTTGTCGCCTTCATGGATCTGACAGAAACCAGCAATAACATCATCGGCCTCGAGACGGTCATTCACGAGAGAAATGATTGTGGTGTGGTCAATGATGAGTTGTTCGAATTCACGGAGATGATCTGTAAATTGAGCAAACTTGGCCTGCTGAGCTGGTGACATATCCTTGCGGCGATTGCCTTTGTAAGGCTTGCCGGAAATGCATTCATCACTGGCTGTATATTCCTTACGCCATGATGACCTGTCGAACGCCATCACAACACCCTTCTTGGGCTTAAACTGCTTGAAGTACTTGTTCAACGTCATCAAAGCAGAGTGTGTGGCCAATCCTGCCAGTGTGATGTCGTCTTCGCCATTACGGGCTACAAAAAACGTACGGAACAGTAGGTTGCTGATGTCAAACACCAGCCAGTCGCACTCCATCGACGGTAGTTTATCTTTGGTTTTGTGTTTGGGTGGTGCCATTGTTAGTATCCTTCCACAACATCACGAACGGTACCACGAGGGTCGTTCTCAATTGCTTCATTCTCGAGTTGCTCGATTAAATGCAGGTTGACCATTGCAAGCCAGCGCTGAACAGCAGCTTCAGCGGTAGGACCTTTGATGTTGATTTCTTCAAGGTAGTTGATGAACGCATCGTTCCAGTCCATAGCGATTTTGACACCTTTGACTTCATCAAACCCATCACTGGAAATCTGGACCCAAGGAATAGTGTCATCGCGCTTTGATGCCGCAATTTCTGCCTGCAGGCGTTGAACGGTGCTTTGAAGAGCTAGATTCTCGTCTTCGAGTTGTGCTACACGCTTTTTGTTAAAAAAGTCCATTAGTTGCTCCTTGGTAGAACAACGACGTTGATATCGTTGACGCTGATGTACATCATGCCCTTAGTTGTAAGGTAGAAATAACCATCAGGATTTTGTTTGAATAATGGTACAATCAGTTTGATTGGATACTTGTGGAAGAAGTCTGCAACGGTATGACCGTTTTCGAGATCAACATCATCAGTGATCTTGTACGCGAACACATCACTATTGTTATCACGGATTTCAAACGACATTCCGTCAGCATCACCGATAAATGTGACTTCATCAGCCGCCATTGCTGATTGACCTTTTGTCATCATAGCAACAGCATCGGCTGTCATTTTGACTTTGTGGGTAATTGTATCTGCAAGTGCTTTCGGTGCTTGAATGGTCTTTGGATTGGCGCAGCGGTAGTCGATCTTGACGCCCTTGCCCTTGAGCAACAACGAGCGAACAAAAGTTGGTTCGTCTTCATTGCTGCTATCGATTGTTGCATCAACAGCAAAGTCTTTTGCTGCTTTTGCGATTTCATAACGGGATGAGAACGAACCAATACGACTTAGACCAATAGAACCGAATGGTAGATCAGGGACATCTTCAGTTTGAAAGATAACAACTGTTTTGTCGTCATCGATAGCTCGAACTTTACCTTCTTCGATGATAACGTTGTCGATCCCTGCTGTTTTTGCAACAGCTACAACCGTTTCGAGGTAGTCGAGTACCGGCTTGGGAAGTTTTGTTTGTTTTGTGTCAGCCATAGCTTATCCTATAGTTATAGTGTTCCAATTATACTAAAATTGAAGTAGCTCGTCAACGATGGATGGCAAAAAGTTATTGGTGTTTCATATGGGGACATTCATAAATAGGGTTGCTGGTCACGAGATTGCCGTCTCCACCAGCACTAGACAACCACAGGAGGTTATATGTCCAGCAAGCTAAAATTTTACGTCTATGCTTATCTGAGAGTAAAAGACTCAAACACAGCACCAGCCAACACACCATACTACATCGGAAAAGGTACAGGCAACAGAGCTTGGGATAAACACAGGACACGTGGAGGTGGAATTTCGCTACCACCTACTACACACATAGTTATTCTAGAAACAGGATTAACAGAATTGGGGGCACTAGCTATTGAACGTCGGTTAATACGGTGGTGGGGTAGAAAGGATCTTGGTACAGGAATACTAATGAACAAGACTGACGGCGGAGATGGAGCTACCAATATGGTTGGTAAACGCGATAAACCGGTATATCAATTTTCGTTGTTAGGTGAGCAATTACAAACATACCCGTCAGTAAAAATAGCGGCAAGTTGTACAGGAATACAAAAAACAACCATAGCTGCTTGTGCAAGGGGTGTATTACAAACTGCTGGTGGTTTTGTGTGGACATATACAGGATTGTTTAGACCTACTATTGATAAAACATACTACAGAGCTGTTTATAAACTTTGCCCTATATCGGGGCAAATTCTACAACGGTATGCTTCGGTAAATGAAGCTGCTGCTAGTGTAAACAAACAACCATCAGGTATTGTTACATCAATTAAGCGATACACATACCAGAAACTGTGTGGTGGATATATGTGGGCGTATGAAGATGAACACCCTAAAATACAAGAAGAGACTTTGCAGTCTTCTCACGAGGATCAGTATCTCGCCATTCTCTAACAATTATGCCGGTATTGGACTCTATCCACTCGGCTACAATATGACGGTGACAAAATGATCCATCATCGGGCTCATAACACAATAGTATTGAGCCATCTTCGAGATCATCAACAACACGTTCTGGGGTAAGATTTCGTTCGTTGATAATTAGGTCCAAATATGCTTTGGTGTAATCTGCCTCTGTCCACCCACCGTATTTGATTCCATTGATGATCTCCCACGAAGGGGCAAGATACAGATACCAACGACCATAGAAATAGGAGGGAGCCTTTGCGCTGATTGACACAGCTTTGGGATCCCTCCCCTTCTTTGAGTAGTTGCTTGTATAGAACTGTTTCATCAAAAAACCAGCAAACTGTCAACCAACATAGATTGCTTTGTCGGAACGGGTTTGTTAATCGCCTTTAGAATATTGTCGAGAGGTTTGTCAACAAGCCGCACGATGTGAGCATCGTAATCGATTTGGAAGTCGTTAAGGAACCATTCGGGCACAACCTCGATATCTGTTGGAATCGCAACACTTTTGAATTTGGAGTGTTTGTTTTTCACGTAGAACACCTTGATCTTCATGCCAGACATAATCGCCATGCTTGAGCGGTCGTTGTACTTCTTCAACAGCTCATTGTAGTGAATAGCTGCAGCAATGTGACCCGGAATACGTGCTCCATCTCCGTAAATTTCATATTCTTTGGTGTATTCTTCTACACCATTAACGCCTTTGGGTAGCCCGATATCCATAATGTTGGCTGGTTTCTTCAGACTATCTTTGTAGTCCACAATCGATTGGCTGATAACTGTCCAATCTTCACCCTTCAACAGGCGAGCAATGAAAGTTTCAAGCACGTCGGACACATGAACAGGAATGGTTGTCTTTTTGATAGACAGACCCATGACTTTCATTTTGTCAACAGCTTTACCTTCAACGTCAACGAGGTGAAGAATGTACAGCTTCTTACCCACAAAGATGCCACGGTCAGAAACAACTTCTCGACCACACTTGATGATGTCATCAAAACCGTCTGTGCACAAGAATGTGCGACGCATGAATTCTTTATATGACGCGTTAACAGCATCACCAACAGCGTCCGCGATCTTGATTGCTTCTTCCTTGTTGGACGCACCTGTAGCAAAGTAGCACGAGTCGGTGTCACCGTAGACGACACTTGGCGATTGGAACTGACCCTTGAACTTTGGCCCATGTAGAGCAACATCAGGGCTGTGACCGGCTTCTTCAGCATCCTTGACGGTTAGGTACATTGGGATGTCAAAGTCATAGTTGCCATCAAGAATCTCGCCAACCTTGCGGCACTGGTGTCGCAAAATCATACGACCTGTACCGGTGGTGGATTCACCCATCCGTAGATCATAGAATCTGAAGTACTGGTTAGTCAGAGCACCGTACAACGAGTTCAACTTGATCTTGAACACATACTGTAGGCGGTCATAATAGCCTTCTTTCTCGCTATCACCCGCTTTAGCGGCATCCTTTTTCATGGCCTGGTACTTCTTACGTTGAGCGTACCAGTCGGCTAGAATCGTTGGAATAATGCCTTGTTTGCTTTGGTCAAACACAGTGCCGTAGCCCGACACGGCCCACTTGCGTTCAATTAACCAATCGCGGAACTCGTCACCAGTCATCGTGTATTCTGTGCCATCTTCTAGGCGCAGTGTTAGCTGACGGGTTTCATCACCGGTTGCAACACAATGAGCGTCACGCACATCGCCTGTAAATTGACCGCGCAGGGTTTCTGGCGAAATGTTAATCGACCGGATGGCTGATGGGTACAGGGAGTTGATGTCGATGGAACCGACATACTCGTGCATACCAGCTTGTGGTAAAAGCACTAGAGCGCCTTCAATCGCGCGGTCAATTTCTGGCTCGGTGACATTCTTAACCACGCGCTTAATTTCATGGTGGCAGTAGTTAACAATGGCGAGCTCAGCTAGTTTTAGTGTGCCAAGGACGTGCTGGAACAAACCACACGACATGTGGTACATTTGGTTTGCCAGTTCAACGTAAGCGAGCTTCTTCTCAAAACCATCAAGAATCTCACAGTCTCGAATGTTGTATCGAATGAAGAACGCAAAGTCTTTGTTGTATAGCTCGGCTAGGTTGCCCTCGTATTCCAACTTTGGCAGCAGCGGATTGCCGTCTTTGTCAACCAACGTATCGTCAGAAATCGCAGCTAGCTTGTACGACGGCCGCTCGCCAAATTCATACTTCTTGTACAAGGCCATGTAGTCGGCAAGCATGCGACCAGAAGTGTTTAGCTTGATTTGAGGACCGTATTTGGTTTCAATCTCTTCGAATTTGGCGATCTCAGCACCAGGGAATGACAGGTACCGTAGCGACTTTTCACCAAGAACAATCTCCATACGTTTTGCAATGTATGGGAAGTCGAAAGTCTCGCTGTTCCAACCACACAGCAAATCACTGTCTTGGATCTCGTGTACGATGTGTAGAAGGAGATCCTTTTCGTTATCGCATAGGATGTAGTCAGTCTTGTAGGTCTTTGGAACCTCAAGGATGTCGTCACAAGCAGCAGCCAGTAGTTCTGGTGTCCACTTAATGCCATCATTTTTTGGAGGAATGGCAACAACCACCATGCGGTTCTGGTGGGTGTGGAACATAGAAATGGCGTTAATAGGCGCGTATGGGTTACGCGTTGAAGAGAACCCGACATCTGGGTCGTAATCGACCTCGATATCGAGGAATGTGATGTTTAGTTTTGGAGCTGGAATGCCATAATAGTGATTGGAAAGCACACGCAATTCAGGTGGGATGTCACTTTCCCACAGCTGAACGCCTTCAGATTCCAAGTCTTTCTTAGCTTCATAGAACTGGCGGCCGTTTTTGAATTCCAGTTTCGACACACGCGATGCAGCATCAGGTCTGTCAAAGATGGTCTTATACTTGCCTTTTGGATCACTGGCATAGAAGTAATACGGAGCGTCATAGATTTGCTCTACGCGCGTTCCGTCCTTGTCACGCTCCCATACAATGACACGGTCATTGCGGCGATCGGTAATTGCTGAAATGTAGCTCATTCTATAAGTATACCTTTCGTTGTGGTAAAACACAACAGAAAAAGAAAAAGCCGCCCGAAGGCGGCTTTGGTGTGTGGGAAATTAATCCTCTTCGCCAGAACCGTCATCATCGGGTTCAAGATCGTCTTCATCATCGAGGGGATCGTTAGCGTCACGCAGACGACCTTCGATGACGGTTTCGTACAGAATCTCGAAGTGGCGGTTTTCTTCCAGCACGTCAGTGTAAGAATGCTTGTACATTGTTGCAGCTAGCTTGCGGATGATCTTCTTGTCAAGACCATACATTGCAGACAGCTCAGCAACTTGTTCTTTGATGCTTTCCTTTTGGTCATCGATCAGTTGGAACTGATGGGTGATTGCAGAAAGAGAGCTCTTGAACTTCTTACGCTCATCTGGATCGTTGAGGATGTTCTTGCCCTTGGATGCTTCTAGTTCTTTCTTTGCCATTTGGTTATCCTTCTTATATGTGTTAAACAACAGTGTGTATTATAGACAAATTGAATGTTGATGTCAACGATAGAAGAAGTGGCCGCCAATTTTGGTAGTGAACCTGTCCTTCGTTGCCCATCTAGGTTTCACGGTAGCGTTGTGGAAGTACAAAGCCCCAGCTGTTTCATCTTCTGGACGGTTGCCCGACAGCATTGAAACGGCGATGCGTTTACTTTCAGCCCACGCGGAACTGCCAAAAGAGATGGCCTTATTGACGCCGTTACAAGCCCAGCTGAATTGACATCCCGGCGTATCATCGTGTGCGCCTTGGTACACAACGCCACAAGCTGTCTTTGGGAACACGCTAGCCTTCATACGGTTGTACACAACATGAGCTACTGCCCATTTACCAGCATTACTTTCGTATCCAGCTTCATAGTAGATGGCTTTAGCCATACACTCAGCTTCTGAAGACTGGGCAACGGCAATTTTCTTAGCAGTTGCTTCAGCGACCTTCTTCTTACGGAGTTTGTCTTCTAGTATCTTCTTTTCTTCTTCAACGTCGCGCAATTGATTGTTGATGTCGACGATCTTTTCTGAGGCATCAATATACGCCTCTTTATAGTTATTTGCGTCATAGTGTAATTTGACGCTTGCTCCAAAACCAATTACGGCAAAAAGAGCAAATAGTAGTGTAAAATAGCGAAATGTGTTAAACACCTTCTTGCTAACTACGATGGCAGACATAGTCTATATCTCCTTTCTGGTAGAACACTCCAAGCGGCACCGTGCCGCCCAGATTTCACACTTCAAAAGTGCTTATAGGCTTTGCTTAATCTTTGTTAAACAATGGCCTTAAAACCACATTGTGTAATTTCCGGGGAAATCTTGTGGTTGATAGAGGTATGGTATCTGGGCAGCTAGTTGAATGCGGGCCTGGAATAGGTCGCCTACAAAGATGCCAGATGTTATGTTTATAAAGTGGGGGTCGCTAGGAAACACAACCAAAGTGCCTCGCGTAGGATTGAAACCAAATTTGTGCTGTGGGAATTCTAGTTTCCCGCCATACACTTCAAACTCCTCTTCGAGAGTATCAGCATCCTGATAATCACTCAGAAAGAGTACAGCTGTGAGATCACGCTGTTTGGTTCTTAACCACTTACCTCTTAAAAAGTTGCTGTTCTCAGCATGTGCTTCCCCAGCACTGCCTTGCGGATACCACTCAAACTGAATCCTTTCCATACCCTTATAATCGATACCGTAGTATTCTTCGAGTTGGGGGATAAGTTGAAGGAAACGTTCGTAGATTACTTGTTCTGCAACCTCACTAGTTTTGAGCGTTGGAACAGGGTGTTCGTCTTTGTCCAAGTCTGGAGTCATAAATTCCAGAACGTCCACAACATCTTCACATGCCATGGGCGAGATAAAATCTTGAACGACAAAAAACGGAGACCTTGGTTCAACAGCCATATTTTTATTCCTTATGATATAAATGTTATACTTGAAGCTTCGAGATAGCTTCGGTTTGGATGTACACCATCATTTCTTCAAGTGTAATGTTTGCATCACGGAGGATACGGATAGCTTCCCCGATTTTCTGCTTCTTGACAACAGCGGGGTCTAGCTCTGGTTCTTCAGCGCCCCCGTCTTGTTGAACGTCGACGACGAAGTTACCCGCGCGGAGGATGTTCTGGCCGATCAGCAATTCGTTGTCCATATCGCCGCGATCGTTGAGGTTGAACTCAACAGCACCTAGATGAACGCCATCGATTTCGACTTCCATTTGAACCACAGGGCGCTCATTACCGCCACCGTCGGCTGAATGCACTTCTTGGTGTGTTACGAGTTCAAGTGTGATGATGTTGCTAGATAGCGAAGGCGATACAAACGACACCTTGGAACCATCTCTGCTTACAGAGATGCGCTCAGCGTGTAAAGAACTTGTTGTTGCACCTGTATCAACTTTGCCGTGAATCGATCGATTGAATGCAACAAAGTTAACATCTGCCTCGTTACCGAGTGTGTGCTTTTCAGATGATTGAGCTGCATTATCAGCAGCAATAACGTCTTCCATAATGGTATCCTAGCCGTGTCTGGTCTAGTATTTATGGTTTTTATTTCAAGGATGACAAACCGAGTATTTTTTCGGCTTCTTGAACAGAGATGTTATGGATGCCTGTATCAGGCTTGTTGTCAGCATAAAACGCTGCAGGACCCGATTTGAAGTAGGCGATTTTCACATAACCTACTGGAATGGGTATTTGCTTTTTACCTACTGTAGCGGGTGTTTCAGAATACACAGCTCCGGTGATAATGTGCGTATCAGCACCATCGCGCATAATTCTGCCACGAACCATATATTCAAGCTCACGCCACATAACGCGGTTAAGAGTTGGGTCCTGTGGTGTCATATTGGTCATCAGGAAAGTTTCTTCCATCTGTTCCGGTGATACAGCATCACCAGCAGGTGTCATATGACCTTTGTCGTAACCTGAGTTGGTGTATTCGTGTGGCGAGACACGGTACTTCTTAGGAATGCGGATATCGGCTTTGAAGCTATCAACACGGGCTAGCTTAGGTTGTTTGTAGCTAACCAGTGCTGATGTGATGATTACAGCTCGTTTTTCAACATTGTATCTCGACACAAAGAAAGAGCTGCAGAGGTCTGTTGTTCCAGGAACGTTAAG